GATCTTGCGATTCGGACGGAACAACGCGCTTTTCGAAAACTTAAGCAACAGAAAGTAAATCTTGCTGTTGCATTTGGAGAGCGTGCAGCTACGGCGGAACACTTGGCCTTGACGGCTGAGCGTATCCTTGGCGGGCTTAGGGCAGCGCGGAGACTCGATGTCAGATATATGGCTAAGCAGTTGCGCATGAATCCGCAGATACTTGAGAATCGGTGCAGGAGAATCCTGTCCCGCAAGTATAATACGGTTGATGGCAAGGTGCATAGTCTCTGGCTCGAGGCACAGTACGGTTGGAAACCTATGCTCAGTGACGTATACGGGGCGACGTCCGAACTCATTGACCGTGATGAACGGTTCAAGGATCGGTACACCGTTTGCTGTAGCGCCAAAGATGAGCAGTTGGTGACTTCGTACTCCGAGCCGGCATTGACGACAGGATTTGCCTCTTTGCAGGTAGACAAATGTCGCATGACGACTCGGACCAGGTTCCGTTGTTATTGCCGCTTTGACTGGGCTCTGGAAAATCCTTTGCTCGCTTCTCTAAGCGATCTTGGGATCACCAACCCGGTTGAGGTGGCATGGGAACTGGTTCCGTTTAGCTTTGTCGCCGACTGGTTCGTTCCTATTGGTACCTATCTTTCCGGCTTGGATGTCGGAAAGGGATGGTCCTTTAAGGGCGGTTCCATGAGTCGACTCACCCGGAGCAGTCGGCGCTTCTATGTTGGTCAGCCTAGGCTGAACTCTACAAGCGCCCTTCAACAGGTAGGTAAGAACTACTCTCCTGTTAATTCGCAGAAACTGGTCAATTTGCAACGATCAGTTTATGTGACTCCTCCGCAATCCTGGCTACCCGAGATTCATCCCTTGAGTGCGCTAGGTCCAGGAAGTAGAATGGCCAATGCAATTGCATTGCTTGGCTCTTTCTTCCGAAAGTAACGTGGTCTATCCCATTGAAGGGACGATCACATAACCCGTGACCCAGGTCACATAAAGCAATAGGGGATAAACGTGGATATCACCACGATCACCGTTCCAGATGCTGCAACCACTCCCGTCAATCATACGTTCGTTGCGAACAAGATTGACGGTGACACCGCTCGGTGGAATGAGAAAAGTGCTTCGCATGCCAGTGGTTACTGGACGCTTGCACTCTCTCTCCGTGACCCTGCAGGATCCAATGGCTCGCGCGTGTATCGCAGTCAGATGAGTTACAACATGCCCATTCTGATCACGGAAGTGATCAATGGTGTGAGTCAACCGAAAGTTGCTTACACCATGCGGGCGAATGTTGAGCTCATTCTGCCGCAAGACACGACGCTGCAGAACCGTAAGGACTTTCGCAAGTTGCTTACGGGGCTCATGAACGACAATCTGTACAAGAGCGTCGTCGAAGACCTCGACCATGTCACCTGATTCCACCGATCAAAAGATCGAAAGGTGGGGCAAGTGGCTTGGATGGGTCGTGAGCTTGCTCTCGCTGTTGGCCTCGCGGCCTCGGCGCTAGCCTCTGCACAACCTTCCTCAACTGGAGTTTTAACCCGTGAAGAAGAAACGAAG